GTGCCTGCGTCTCGTCATCGACTCCGGCGAACCACGCAGCAACGTCTTCAACGGTCAGCTCGATCTCTAGCGTGCGTGTGACTGTTGCTTTCACCAGTCGCTCCTCGTGTAGTCTTCGAAACAGCGGCACATGTCCGGCTCTTCGTCCATCTGATGGAGTCCGTCGTCATAGTTCCAGCCGCAGACTGAGCACGGACCTCCTCCGCACTCATCCAGCCCCAGCTCGCCGCAACGATGGCAGATGGCTGGATTATCCGTGTACCAGCAAGGATCATAGACCGTCTCGCTGCCGTACGGCATGCCGTGCGACTCTTGGAAGGAACTCCCGCCCCATCCTGCGCAACCGGGACAGTAGTGAGGCCAGCGTCGAGTCCAGCGCCACGTCTGGTACTGGTAGCGCCAGCGCGCGATCTTCCGGCGCAGCACGCAGCGGAGCTTGTGACCTTTGAAGAGCTTCATGATTTGAACTTCCCGTAGCCGGTTGCCTTCAGGTGGTCGAGGACCGCTGGCCAGATGCTGTCGAAGAAAGGCTGTTTCATTTCCTCGTGAGTGCTCAGGCCCAGCTGGCGCTTCGCACGAACGATGCCGAGCGTCATGCGGTTGCGCTCTTCCCGCGTGTGCTGGTGAAGTGCGCGCTGGTTCTGTAGCTGGCGCTGCAGAACTCGCGCAGTCTCAGCTTCCTTCCGAGCGACAGATGTCACCGTGAAGCCATAGCCGCCGATCTTCGCAGACAGGCGCATCAGCAACAGTGCGATCTTCACACGCAGCATAAAGCCACGAGAGAAGCGGACTGATGCTTGGACTTCGATGTCTCGGAGCAGTTCAGCTCCGTCGATCTTCATTTCTGCCATGCTAGCGCCACTCTCTCTTTTGCTTCGGGAATATCGAAGTCAGCATTCCAACCCAGGTGCATACACGCACCACCATATCGCTTCAACAAAGCGATCGACTCTGCGTGGCGAACTCGCTGCGCATCGTCAAACACCAGCCAGCCTCCTCCTTTCAACAGCCGCCATCCGGCGATCGCGTGCAGATAGCGCAGATGTTCCTCGCTGTCGACAAGCACGAGATCGGCTTCAACCTCCAATGGACGCGGATCGTCCATCATCCGCACGGAGCATCTCGCAACGTGGTATGTCTCGGTCAGCGCGACGTTGACCTTGTGGGCCCACTCCTCCGAGCTTTCGACGCTCACCAATCGGCGGCACCGCTCCGCGAACCACAGCGATGACCATCCGGCGCCAAACTCCAGAACGTAGCTGCTGGGCGTGATCTTTGAGTCCATGAAGTCAAGCACGGACCGATTCAGGCAGATGCGCCTGTTCATTTCCTCGCTCCTTCTTGCTGCTGCTTGGCCTTGTGAGCCTTCGCCTTCGCTGCTGCTTCGCGGAACTTCTTCAGACAGATCCGGCAATGCGCCGCTGTCACCTTGTGCTGGCAGAGTGATGTTTGGTCAGCCATGATCTTTGTGCTCGCTGATCGTGCCGCTGTGGCCGGGAGTTCCGAACGTGGACAGGAACGCCTGTGCGTGCTCGGGCCAGATTAGGATCGTGACCTTGAGCCCATGGTCTTCTATCTCTCCTCCTTCCACGAGGCGCATGACCGTCTCGACTTTCTGAACGCGGAATGTGATTGGCTTCATTTCAAAACTCCTGCTGTAGTGTAGTGACGTTGTTGATCGCATCCTTCAAATGCATCTTGTCGGGATGGTAGTAAACCTGGACACGCGCGGTCTTGCCGTTGTCTGCTGGAAGACGCCAGCGGCCATCGCGGATCGAAGGATTGATGAGGCGAAAGTATCCGAGCCTGCGGAGCGAGTGCTGGGCTGAGCCGTTGAACTTCTGTCGCTGCATTTCGGAGTCAACTTGTTGCACCGCCGACCAGAGAGAGTCAGCGCGGATGAGAGCGTCATCCTTCAGCAAGTCGATCGCGTCCACGACCCATTGATCATGTACCATGGACACCTGTATCATTTCGCGATGTGCGGCTGTGGAGCGTTGTCCCGTCGAAGCGCTGAACGCATTGAGGTCACGGTCAAGCAGCGCTGCATATATGTTTGCAGCCCCATTGTCGTTCTCGTACCACGACCAGAGTTTGTCGAAGTAGTTGCGCCGCGCGTGGATCTCGCCAATGCCCATCTCGCGTCTCGTCGCGCAGTTGATGACGTCATAGCGCCGATCGTCGTCAGGAATATACAGGCCTGTGCTGAGGTGGTTGGTCGTGATGATGACGCCGCAATGTAAGCGACAAGAGTGCTTGTGGCCATACTTCGGATTGATGGTGACGTAATCCGGCTGACCGGCGATCAGCACCTTCATCCGTTCGTTGAACACCCACTTGCTCATATCGTGCGTGTTCGCTGCTTCGCTGACGACGACAAGAACGGAGCTGGCGTGCTCATTGAAGCCGGAGTCGAGGTGGAATGCTTCGATGTTGGCGATGTTCCAGACGCCAATGCCGAGCGACGCCATGACGATGGCCGTGTCCTTCCCGATACCTTGCTCACCGCCCATGAGAAGCGCAAACCGTGGCTTCTCGCCGGGATTCTGGATGCGATGTGCCATGTAGTCGAGGAACTGGTCCGCGTCGCCGTCGCTGGGCATGAGCTTGTGAACGTGATCGAAGTATGGGCCTGCGTGACGCGGATCGCCACGCTCAACATTCGGAGCGCGGTATGCGTTGTACAAGCAGGCACCATCGTTGTAGATGACTTCGCCGTCCCGGTAGTCAACGCCTGTGCTGAGCTGATCAACGATGAGTGGATCTGTCGTCATTGATGTTACGGTCCGGTTCTCCTTCAGCCATGTTGTTGGCGGCACGATCTCGCCATTGACGTTCTGAAACTGACCGGCGCTGTTGACCGACTCCGCTGGCCAGAATGTTCCTGTGGGCTTGTAGATGTAGTTGTTGGCTGGAGCGAAATAGACGAAGTGCTCAATGGGCACCTGTCCGGTCTTCGGCACCCAACCGTTCTGCAGCGCCTCGTACACGATCGTGCCCATGGACAGCTCGCCTTCCTCCATGGACAGTTCATAGAAAGCCTCACGCATGATCTCATCGTGGTTTCTTCCTTTCTTCCCTGACCATGTGTCTGACCAATCCTTGTACACGTTCCACGCTTCGTCTGCGCGGGCATATTCGCGTCCGAGGATGATGCCGACTTTGCGCCATGTATCCCGATCGTCTGGCGGGACGAACTGTAACATGTTCTGCGCTTCTTCGATCGTATATTTGCGGCGCGTGGGATCGTTCTTGCGCGGTCTTCCCGGCTTGACTTTTGCACGCATCGTAAGGTGTGCCGGGAGGTCCGAGAGCGCGAGATCATTCAGCCAGGCATACTTACCCCCAGACCGGTGTGGCGACGGCGCTGCAACGACGTATCCTTTGTCATTCCGGCAATCGACGCCTTTGCCTAGCGTGTTGGTCGAAGTGTTGAGTGAAGAGTTGTAGCGGAAGAAGACGTGGACACCTCCGGAGCCGGTCTGTGCCATGAGCGTCTGTGGCTCGCCGGTATCCTTGTTGAGGCGTGCCCAAGTCGCATCGCCTCCCTTCTCGCCAATGTCGATGTCGAGGACGGTTATGCCGGAGAGTTGGCCTGTGACGATGCCGATGTTGCGCTTGCCGTCAGCAAACCATTTCTCGATCTGCTCGATGTCGCGCGTGGCTTCCTTTAAGCCGTACTGAGTCGATGGATGTTTGCCCGCGTCGGGGCAGTTTGCGATTCCGCAAGTACATTGGCCATCGTTGATGCCGTGGAGGGGGAAAACGTGCCAGCCGCGTTGTACATACGATCGCGCTGCTGTTAGGATCGGACTATCTGCTTGCACCTTTTTTGCCATGGTGAGTCCCTGAAGGTAACAGGGAGGCTGCGTGCCTCCCTGTGTAGGTTGATGGGTGACGGATCAGAATGACTCTTCGTCGTCACCATCCTCCTTCGCGCTGCCCTGTTCCAGATCTTCGTGCTGGACGCGGACGCGACCTGCGACGATCTGCTCATAGAACTTCTTGCCCAGAGCATACAGGACGGGATCGGAGATCAGCGCTGTGGGATTCTCTTCGGTGATCTCCGGCGCGATCAGGATGCCGTGCCAGCTGCCCTTCGCGTTGGACTCCTTCGTTGAGGTGACGCTGTAGATGCGGGCCCAGCTCGGTGGGTTGATGAACTGCTCCTTGATCTTGACCTGGAAGTTATTGATCAGGGTCATCCAGTTCTTGGACTTCTTGATCTGCGTCGAGGCGCACGCCAGGATTGCCGGTGACCAGTTACCGCTCGCGTCCTGGAACAGAACGTAGTGCTGGCGCGTGTCGCTGAGGCGCTCATTCTCGCCGATCATGATCTGCGTGTTGTCTTCAGAGCGCAGCGCCTCGCCGGATGCCAGGAGCGTCTCGACTTGCGCCGGAGAATAAGCGCCACGGAAGCCGCCACCAGCGTCGCGATCCACCCAGCGCAGGAACTCCCGCACGAAGTAGACCGGAATGACGCGCAGCGTCTTGAACAACTCCTTCGTAACGGAGTTGACGAACATGCCTGCCTTCGCTCCTTCCAGCTCCTCAAGTTGGGGAGACATTGCCTGGAGCGTGATCAGGAACGGAACCGCAAACGAATCTTTGTCTGCGTTCTCGATGCCCTTGCCGGCGTCATCGACCAGCGATTCAAACAGGCCTACTGGCGCGAGGTCCGTGGTGCCTTTCTTTGCGAGTGCTTTCTTTACTGCCATGATGTCGATTCCTTCTGTGTTGTGACTGGTTAGATTATGGGATGATGGGATTGATTATGTGATCTTGGCTTTGCGAACCGTTCGCGCGCCAAACCATTCCAGCGGTATGCTGATGCCGCGCTGGATTTGCTCCTTTAGGAAGGAGCGGAGAGTCATGGGGTGTACCGACTCTTTCGACGTGACCTTGGCGCCTGCGTTCAGGAGCTGGTCACGCACCGTTGCCGCCAGTTCATACTCCTCCTTTCCGAACTGGCCGTTCACTTCTAGCTTGATGATGTCGCCGAAGTTGTTTGCGAGCAGCCATCCCATCGCCTCGTCATGGTGGATGGCTGGGATGGACGCATAGATGTTTTCAGTTACGGAGATTTTGCTGCCGTCTGCGAGAGAGATCGAAGCCACGTTCAGCTCCTCCATGAGGCTTGGGATTGCCTCCTCGCTGATGCGCTGGATGTCCTTCTTTACTGCTGCGGTCTTCTCGTCCAGCTCGGCCAGATCCCGCTCCTTGTCGCGGAGAAGATTGGCAAGCGTTGCGAGTTCGCCAAGCTTGGATTCATCCAGATGCTTGGCTGGTTTTGAATAGTCGATGGCCATTGGCTTTCCTTAATTGATTGAGTTGGATGGACCGGGACGCGCAACGATTTAGGCTTTGCCGTGAGCCGAGGACGGTGGCGTGGTTTCCTGTACCTGCCGTGGCGATGCGGTCCCGATCCGAAGAGAATTATGCGGGAAGTTTTTCAGCGTGGGAAGTTTTGTCTGCGGAGAGAATTGATTTTTGGAAATTGGACGATGGTGGATGGTGGAGACACATTTTTTCAGTGTGCGGCCGCACCAGCCGCAGATTTCAAAAAGTCATCGAAGAAACGAAAACGAAACATTGGCCGTGCTATATGTCCAAAAGCATGCGTAAGTCGTTGATAGTGCGTCGCGCTCACTACATATTGTGGTCTGAGCACGGCTGGCTCGCAAGACGTTGATAACCAAAAGGAATCGCACGAAATTTTTGACAGCCGGCCGTGCCAGCCGCGCGTATCTACCGAGGCACTTTTTAATTGAATTAAATACCGTGCTATTTTAATAATAGGCTCCGGCGTAATATGCACGCGGCCTGCGCGGCCAATGTTTCGATTTTCAGCAACGCTGTAACATTCTTTTCGCAGCTGTTGAAAAAACGGGAGCACGGCCAATGTAGTCTTTTCTCACCAAACTCGTTCGTGCTACCGTCTTCCTTCGCTCGGTCTGTGAGCGGATAATTCTCCCTTGCGCTGTCCATCCGTCCCATAAAAAAAATAGGGTGTGTGTTGGCGCCTTGGCCAAGCCCAAAGAAGGATCTGCCAAACGTCGTGATTGACTTCATCGCAGCGAGAGTCGAAGGCGCTATCAAAGCCAGCAAGGCTCGCGTGCTATTCCACGAAGGCAGACTGTACACATTCAACCTGGCTGGCGAGAAGGTCCACGATGTTGCCTCGCGCGAGCCTAAGCGACGCAAGCGATGGACAGGCGTGTATGATGCCGAGACGGAACTGGGCGCTGTCGAGATCGCGCAAGCCTGTGCGACCTGCCATGGTTGGTGGCGCCTCGCTGTAGTGCCGGCTCGCCGGTTGCTGGAGAGAGTGTAATGGTTGCGAAGAAGAAGGCGATTACAAAGCCTGCCGACAAAAAGCCTGTCAAGAATTTGTTCAAACCGCTCTTCGATCGTTATTCCAGAGCGCGCGCATTCACTTCGCCTGATGAGTTCGATGCGATCGTGGATGACTATTTTGAAAGCACGCTGTTTCCGGTTCTCTCCGGAATGGCTTTGAGGCTCGGCTTCTACAGTCGAGCCTCTTTTTATGACTTCCCAAGCACGAAGGCAGGCAAGCCATATGCGGACTCCTGTCTGCGCGCACGCTTCATGATTGAGACGTGCTACGAGATGCAGCTGTATGGAAAGTCGGCAGGTGGCGCGATCTTCGCGCTCAAGAACATGGGTTGGACAGACAAGCAGATTCTGACAGCGGAGCTTACCATCAGAAAGATCGAGCGCAAAATTGTCCGTGCTACAAATACAAACGGCTGAGGTCTTCGCGCCTCTGTTGGAACCGGCGCGATACAAAGGCGCACACGGTGGTCGTGGCTCCGGCAAATCACATTTCTTCGCCGAGATGCTTGTAGAGGATCACATCCTCCACCCTGGCTTACGATCCGTCTGCGTGCGCGAGGTGCAGAAGTCGCTTGAACAATCGGCCATGCGCCTGATCAGCGACAAGATCGAGAAGCTGAAGGTGTCTTCTTACTTCGATGTTCGCAAGTATGAGATCGAGTCTGTTGGTGGCGGCATCATCATCTTCCAAGGCATGCAGAACCACACGAAGGAATCCATCAAGTCATTGGAAGGCTTCGACAGAGCATGGGTGGAGGAAGCGCAGGCCATCAGCCAGAGTTCCCTGGACATGTTGCGCCCGACGATCCGCGAACCGGGAAGTGAGCTTTGGTTCTCGTGGAATCCGCGCTTCGAAAATGACCCTGTAGAAAAACTATTGAGGTCAGCGGATAATCCACCGCCAAGTGGCATCATCGTTGAATCGAATTACGAACACAACCCATGGTTCCCTGATGTACTCCGAGAGGAGATGGAATGGGACCGGAGGCGAGATCCAGACAAGTTTGCTCACGTGTGGCGCGGTCAGCATCAGCGCAACACCGAGGCAAGAGTGTTCCGGAACTTCGTTGTGGAGGAGTTTGAGACGCCATCAGATGCGCGCTTCTACTTCGGCGCTGACTGGGGCTTCGCAAATGACCCGACTGTACTTGTGCGCTGTTGGATAGAAGGTCGCAAGCTCTACATTGACCAAGAGGCGTACAAGATCGGCTGTGGCATTGATCGCACTCCTGCGCTGTTCGAGAAGGTGCCCGAGTCGAAGCGCTGGCCGATCGTCGCGGACTCTGCCAGGCCTGACACGATCGACTACATGCAGCGTCACGGCTTCCCGAGAATGGAAGGCGCGAAGAAAGGCAAGGACTCAATTTATGAAGGTGTCGAGTTCCTGAAGTCATACGACATCGTCATACACCCTCGCTGCGTACACGTCGTTGATGAGTTTACATTCTTTGCGTTCAAGAAGGATCGGCTGACTGATGAGATCTTGCCCGTGCTTGAAGACGAAAAGAATCACACGATTGACTCCGTGCGTTACGCGATCGAGAAGACGCGCAACGCATCCCGCTACGATCTGAGGAGACTGGTCAATGGCTAAGAGTATCCGCGTTGCTGTTGACTCGCTCAAGAACTTTGTTGCGAATCTCAACACCACTCGCGACAAGCAGAGCGCAGCCGATTACTTCCTCAACATCCTCACCGATGAGCAGCTGTCCGCGATCTATCGAACATCGTGGATGGCGAAGAAGACCGTCAACATTCCTGCGCAGGACGCCACGCGACGTTGGCGCGAGTGGATGGCCGAGTCCGACCAGATCGAGCTGCTCTCAGCGGAGGAGAAGCGACTGGGCATCCAAAGGAAGGTGCTCAATGGCCTCGCATCAGGCAGGCTGTTCGGAGGCGCAGGCATCTACTTCAGCATCAAAGGTGACAACGATCCTTCCCTGCCTGTGAATCCGGAGCGCGTGCGCAAAGGCGGCTTGGCGTTTGCCACGGTCCTGTCGCGTCGCGTGCTACAGGCTGGCGATGTTGAGAACGATCCGCTGGTGGAAGGCTATGGCCTGCCGAAGTTCTACCGCGTGACCAGCGGCACAGGCGTCAACACGGAGATCCATCCATCACGCATCATTCTCTTTGGCGGTGCGCCGGTTCTCGATCCTGAAACATCGATCGTCGTGAACGCAGGATGGGAGGACAGCGTGCTACAGGCCGCATACGACGTCATCCGCACCGCAGACGCGACGGCGATGAACATCTCATCACTCGTGTACGAGGCGAAGGTTGACGTGCTGAAGATTCCTGCACTTGCGGACATCATGGCAGACCAGCAGACCAGAGTCCTGCTTGAGCAGCGCATCGCTCTCTGTGCGCAGCTGAAGGGCAACAACGGCATGCTTGTGATCGACGGAGAGGAGGAGTATGAGCAGAAGTCGTTCACATTCGCCGGTCTTCCAGACATCAATCGCGACAACCTCCAGGCCGTGGCCGGAGCTGCCGACATTCCCATCACTCGTTTCCTTGGCCAGACTCCTTCCGGACTCTCCAGCACAGGTGAGTCGGATCTGAAGAATTACTATGACTCTGTTGCCTCGGCACAAACTCTGATTTTATCACCAGCGTTACAGGTGTTTGATGAATGCCTGATACGCTCCGCTCTCGGCACACGGCCTGACGACATCTCTTACGAGTGGGCGAGCCTGTGGCAGATGACGGATACGGAGAAGTCAGCCATCAGCAAGCAGACCGCTGAGACGATCAGCATTCTCGCCAGCACAAAGCTGTTCCCTGACGAAGCGCTGGCGCGAGCGGCTGCGACCGTGATCGTTGAACATTCGATCCTGCCCGCATTCGAAGTCGATGAAGAGGACTTCGGCAGCGCAGAGGAAGAGGAGGCAGCTGCCAGCGTCACGCCTCCCGCAGAGGAAGATCCAGCAGAAGAGGAGGAAGCATGAACCTTTATGACAAAGTGTCGGTCGTCAATCCACGCCTGACCAAGGAAGGCTATCTGGTTGCTGAGGCGCGAGTCGCGCGGACCGGCGTGCAGAAATATCTGGCCAGCGAGTTGGGCATGGACGGCGATCAGAATCGCGTTATCAATGTCTACAGATCGCCTGAGGAAGTGTTCTCAGTCGATGCGATGGCCTCATACGCTTTCCGTCCTGTGACCGTGGACCATCCTCCAGAGATGGTGGACGCGAAGAACTGGCGCCAGTACAGTCGTGGGCAGACCGGACCGGACATCATGCGCGACGGAGAGTTTGTGCGCGTGCCGATGTTGCTGATGGACGAGACAGCCATCAACGAGTGGCGAGCCGGGAAGCGCGAGCTGTCATTTGGCTACATGATGGACCTGGAGTTGAAGGACGGCGTGACCCCAGAAGGGGAGAAGTATGAAGCCATCCAACGCAATTTGAGAATGAACCATCTCGCTGTGGTCGCCCAAGCGCGAGGAGGTTCACAGTTGAAATTGGGCGACAACCTACAAGAGGAACTTGTTATGAGCAATCTGAAGAACGTCTTGGTTGACGGACTGCAGGTGGAAACGACGGAGGCAGGCGCACAGGCCATCAGCAAGCTGCAAGGCGAACTGAAGACTGCGCGTGACTCTCTCGTGGAAGCAGGCGTCAAGCACGGCAAGGAACTCGACGCCAAGGACACGCTGCTCGCCCAGAAGGATGCCGAAGTCGATGGCCTCAAGGGCAAGGTGTTGAGCGACGCGGACCTGGACAAACTCGTCCAAGCTCGCTCCGATCTCATCACCGCAGCAAAGAACGTGGCTGACGTGGATTACTCCGGTCAGAGCGCGGAGGAGATTCGCAAGACAGCAGTTGCCGCTGTCAAGGGCAATGACTCGGTCGCAGGCAAGTCCGCAGCATACATTGAAGCTCGCTTCGATCAGCTGGTGGAGGATGCCGGATCGGACGCGGTGCGTAACGGCATCCGCAACGGGCTGCAACAGCAGCATGGGAAGGACGCAAGCGCTGCGTATGCTGATATGAAAAAGAATATCGGCGATGCATGGCGCGGCAATAACGGAGGTGCGCAGTAATGCCGACTGTACAGACAGACTACCTCGACAACATCCCGGCTGGCTATGCTGGCGCGATCGCGAACGAGGAACCACGCACTCTGATCTCTCGTGAAGTTGAAACCGTTGCCGGCATCGGCTTCGGCAAGGCAGTCATGCAGGGCTCAGATGATTTCGGCTGTATCATTGGCGATGGCTCCGAGTTCCTCGGCGTCACCGTTCGTGACCAGTCGGTTGATCCTGCCGCACCGGACCTGTTCGAGCGGTACGCATCAGCCCGCATCATGACCAAGGGTGTGATCTGGGTCATCAATACCGGTGGCGTTGAAGCCGGTGACCCTGTCTCTCTGGAGGCTGCTGGTGGTTTCGGAACCGGTGGCAGCGTCGAGATCGACGGAGCACGCTGGGATACCAGCGCCGAAACAGGCCTGCTTGCGCAGCTGCGTCTGGCATAACGGAGGAGCAAAAATGAAAGCATTCGACGCACAAGCAGCATTCGGCTTCCTGGTCTCACAGACCACTCACATTGAGCGGGAAGTCTATCAGATCAAGTACGCAGACATCCAGTATCCGAGTCTGGTGCCTGTTGACTTCAGCGCGCATCCGTTCGCGAAGACGGTGACCTATTACAGCATGAACAAGGCTGGTGAGGCCAAGTGGCTGAATGGGAACTCCGACGACATCCCCATGGTGGATACCGAACACACGCAGTTTGAAACTGCTGTTTACACGGCAGGCATCGGCTACGGTTACGGCTACGAAGAGTTGAAACAGGCGCAGATGCTCGGAATCCCCCTGACCTCTGACAAGGGCACGGCAGCTCGTCGTGCTTACGAAGAGATGGTGGACCGGATCGCGCTGGAAGGCGATACCACCAAGGGCTTCGCCGGTGGCCTGTTCAACTACAACACCGTCGTGGCGACTCCCGCGACGAATGGTGATTGGGGGAGCACGGGCATCACGCCGGATGAGATCATTGCCGACGTGAACGACGCGCTGACGACCGTGCAGGTTGCGACCAACAACGTCGTGCTCGCCGACACGCTCATCATGCCGTACTCCAAGTGGAACCTGGTGGCCTCGACTCGTCTGACCGATACCGGCAACACGATCCTCTCGTTCATCCGCGCCAACAACGTGTACACGGCACAGACCGGTCAGCCATTGACCATCCGCGCTGCGCGCAAGTTGGACACGGCAGGCGTGAGCGGCGCGACGCGCATGGTTGCGTACCGTCGTGCGCCGGAAGTCCTGAAGCTGCATATTCCCATGCCGCTGCAGTTCCTCCCGGTCTGGCAGAGCGGTCCGCTGCGCTGGGACGTTCCTGGATTGTTCCGTCTCGGTGGCCTCGACATTCGCCTGCCAAGCGAAGTCAGCTACATCGACGGGATCTGAGGGGGAGACGTGACATGAAACGAATGACCAATAAGGCTGGGGTGACGCTTGGGGTTCCAGGCGTCACTCCCAAGTTCATACCGCCTGGCGCCGAGATCGAGCTGACTGACTATGAGTTCGATGTGGCGAAGAACAACAAGACGTTTGCGAAGTGGATCGAGCGAGGCATTGTTGTTGTCGACGGGAAGCGCGAGAAAGCGCCAAAGGTCGAAGCTGTCGTTGCAGATCCACCGTCCAAGGTCAATCCGAATGCCGATCGAGATCCACCGGCACTACCGGAAGGCGTGCTTGCTGAAGGCATCTTCCAGCACGAGTTCAACAAAGGCTGGTTCCACGTGTATGTGAACGGAATCCAAGTCACCAGCAAAGGTGTGCGGAAGGCGAAGGCAAACCAGCTCGCTTACGAATACAAGCACAAGGAGCAATAGCCCATGGCTGTGACAGTTGAAGACGGTTCGTGCATCCCGGCTGCTAACTCCTTCGTGAGCCGAGCTGGGTTCATTGCGTGGGCCGCTGACTACAGACCAGACCTGACGGTGCCTGATGACGAAGTTGCCGATGGCGCGATCCTACGTGGAAGCCTGTGGGTGTCTTCGTATCCGTCGTGGAACGGTCGCATGTCGTGTGGGCGCGGTTTACAAGGTCTTGCCTGGCCGCGATCCGGCGTTGTCGACTGTAATGGCGACACGATCCCAGACGATGAGGTGCCTGTGGAAGTGACGATGGCAACGTATGCTGCTTCTGCGGTGGAACTCTCCGCGCCAGGCACGCTTACACCATCCATCATCCCGTCCCAACAGGCGAAGCGGCAGAAGGTCGATGTGATCGAAGTCGAGTTCATGACGCCAAAGGATCAGGGTGTTGTAGACGGCACCTATGACCCTGTTGAGGCGATGCGTCCGCTGCTCACACAGGTCAACGATCTTCTCCGCTGCTTGGCCGCTGTTCCCGGCGCACCAAATGTTCCATGGCCGTTCGTGACATGAGGAAATGAAATGAAGCTTGTGAATGGATACGATCGCCGGAGAGGCATCGCCACAGGTGGCACGCTCAAGGTGCTGGAGAAAGGAGGCGAGATGGACGTGACGGAATACCAGCTGGACAAACTCCGCAAGCATCCACACGTCTCCGTCTGGCTGAAGCGTGGACTGCTCAAGGTCGAGGAAGGCGATGCGAAGAAATCAGCACCTAATCCCAACCGAGCGGTCCGTGCAGCGCCTCCGTTGCCTGAGGGCATCCCTAGCGTCGGCGTCCACCTCCACGCGTCTCCTGGAGGCTGGTATCGCGTCTATGTGAACGGGATCGACGTTGTGGGCAGACTCGTCCGCAAGAAGAGAGCGGAAGAAGTCGCGCTGGAATATGCCTGATGTTTGACTATGCTGGATTGCGAGCGTCTGTCGCCGAGCCTCTCATCAAGGACTTCGGGAAGGATGGCGTGCTGAAGATTCCAGTCACAGCGACAGGCGACAAGCCATGGGGACGCGACACAGGTGACCCGATTGAGATTGCCGCGATCGTTGTACAGACGCGATTCACTTTCCACGAACGATCAAACACGCTTGTCCAGAACGATGACACGAAGTATCTTGTGAGCACGGAAGGCATGAGCGTTGATCCTGCGCTCGCCGATCGTCTGGAGGTTGACGGCACCACCTACAGGATCGTTGAAATAAAACCACTCAGGCCAGGCCCACTCACCATGTTGTGGACCGTCCATTGCAGGAAATGATGAAATGAATAAGGAACCGAAAGGCCAACAGTCCATCGCTGAGTATCTTGAGCAGCTCGACAAGCACCTCCAGAGCAACGGCACTTCTCTCGCGTGGCTCTCGCAGGTGCTCACCGACAAGGGCACCGTCGTGCCAATGTCGTTTCCCGATCGGGAAACGCTACCCATCAAGATCGAGACCATCAATGGCGAAGGAGTCGTCACGACACTCGACGGCAAGATCATCGGCAAGCAAGTCGGCAACGGCGCACCGCATTACTACTATTCCGGATACGGAGCTGGCCGTGTGACGATGTTCCGCGTCACGCTGATGCTGAGTGAAGCGATGCCCGCAGAGATGGCTCTGCCGGAACGTCGCCGAGCCTGATCGTGTCAGCGACCAGAGCAGAGATCCAACGCCTGCTTGATAAGCTTGAGCTGCCCATTATGCGGGCGTTTGAGAAGGCGGCACTCGGTCTGAAGTCTCGCGCGCAGATCAACCGGCTCGCAGCGGCCATCGCAGCGAGAGACGTGAACGCGATCGCAGCAGCAGTCGGCGTGCGGCCTGGCACGTGGAACGATGTAACAGAAAGCATCCGCAGCGCATACTACGAAGGCGGCACATTCACCATGGCAGCTGACGTGCCTCCAGCTTACGGTGCGGAGTTCGATCTGGCCAACCCTCGCGCGGAAGCGTGGCTGCGCACGATGTCGTCCGAGTTCGTCACGCGCGTGAACCTGGAACAGATCGAAGCGATCCGAGAAGTGCTGGCAGCTGGCTTCGAAGCAGGCCGCAATCCTCTGGAGATGGCGCTGGACATCGCCGGTCGAATCTCGCCTGTGACTGGACGGCGCCAAGGCGGCATCGTCGGGCTGAACGGTCCGCAAGCTGAACTCTCTTCCGACATGCGCAATGCGCTCTCGCGAACCAATGGCGTGGGCGTGCTGACGAAGAGCGACGGAACGACGGTGAAGAAGTTCTGGATTGGGAACGATGGCCAGCTCAAGTCAACCTACACCATGCGCGATCGTCGCTTTGACGCGACGATCAAGAAGGCGATCGAGACGGGCAAGCCGCTGCCCAAGCCAGCTGTCAACAAGATTGTCGGACGCTACGAAGACAAGCTGTTGCGGCTGCGTGGCGAGACGATCGGGCGCACAGAGGCGCTTGCTGCGCTGAACGAAGCGTCTGACGAAGCACTCAGGCAGGTGATAGACGAAGGACTTGCGCCCGCAACAGCGGTGAAGCGGATCTGGCGCCACAGCTTCAGCCTGAACGAGAGATCAGGCCACAGGAAGATGGACAAGCAGGAGCGTCCGGTGAACGTGCCGTTCGATAATCCGGAGACTGGCGTCTCACTCATGCATCCCGGCGAAGGACCGGCGAGCGAGGTCATCAACTGCCGCTGCATTGTCGAGCACAGGATTGACTTCATCGCAGTCGAGAAGGCGAAGGCTGCATGAAGGCATCCAACCCTGACCAGATGGACAAGATGATCCGCGTGTACGAGCAGCGTCTGACGGCGACGATGAAGAACTCTGTACAGGATACGATCGGAAATGCACAAGTGCCCGTGGGCGCTGGCGGTCGCATGCGAATTAAAACCGGCTTCCTGCGCGCCTCGATCCAAGCTGCGATCGGCTCGATGCCATCTGGCCCGACACGCGGCACCGGCGAGAAGGATGAGAAGTATCCCATCGGCGCGCAGGTGGCTGGCGAGCCGGTTGCTGCTGCGCTGTTGCGATGGAATCCGTTCACACAGACCTTCTTTGTCGGCTGGACAGCTTCCTACGCTCGCGCGCGGGAGTACAAGGACGGATACCTGCGCACGGCGACGAACAAGTGGCAACAAACTGTGAAGAGAAATGCTGCTGAGGCGAAGAAGCAAATATGAGCAAGTGGCACTTCGTGATCGCGTCCGGACCTTCCTTGCGACGGGAGGATTGCGATGCGCTGAGAGGACTTGGCACGGCTGTCGCCGTGAACACTTCCGTCTTCTATGCGCCGTGGGCAGAGTATCTGTTTGCAGCTGACGCTGGCTGGTGGAACTACTATGGCCCGAAGATTGATGACTGGTATCGCGGCCAGCGCGTCAGTTCCACCCACAAAGGTCCGCGCATCAAGAAGTGGAACCACAAAGGCTGGAGTCGGAATGGCGGCAACAGCGGCCACCAAGCGATCCAGTACAGCGTTGATGAACTCGGCGCTGTGAACATCGGCATCATCGGCTTCGATCACAAGCACACAGGCGGCAAGTCGCACTTCCACGGCGACCATCCGCGCAACGAGCATATCCGGCTCGCCAATGCTGCGGGCGTACACCATTGGACGAATGCGATGAACCGGACCGCGAAAGATCTGAAGCGACGCAACGTGCGCATGGTCAACCTAAGCCGGGAGACTGCGCTGACGTGCTTCGAACTGATGAGCCTTGAGGACTTTCTGTCCATTGAGTTTCCGGAAGTCGTGGAGCTGCGCGCTTGATCGTCGGCATCACAAGAGTGCGCAACGAGGAGCTGATCATTGAGGACACGCTCAAGCACTTCCTCTGCCACGTTGATCGCGTGTACTTGTACGATGACGCTTCGATCGACAACACGGTCCGGATCGCGAGCAGCTTCGACAATGTGTATGTGACGCGCGGAGACGTTTGGCGCCGGGATCGGCCAGCAGAAGAGACTCGCCACAGGGCGCTGCTGCTTGATCAAGCTCCACACGACGCATGGGTGCTGTGCTTCGACGTGGATGGCTACCGCTTCCCGCTGTACGATGGTTACATGACGCCATATCACAGCGAACCGTACACAGGTGGCGCGCTGGCAGATCTTCCGCGCATGTGGGGGCCGGAATGCCGCCACATCCTGATGTTCTTCCGTCGTGACAAGGCAAGGTATGTTGGCCTTGATCAACGCGAGCCTGCGATGTCTGGCGTGACTGAGCGTCGAGGTCCGCGCGTCAAGCATTTTGGCAAGTGCCTCTCCGTCGAGCATTGGGAAGAGACGTGCGACTATTATTCCACCCATTGGGGTGAACCGTACCGGACCAAGTGGCACAATCGCAAGGGCAAGGCGATCCACACGATGAGTGATTTTGGCAGACCTCTCTGCGCATGGGAGGATTTGCCGCTGTGAGAATCCTGATCGCTGCGAAGTACAAGCCCAATGGTCGCAATCAGATCGGAGGAGTACAGTCATGGTCACGCGCGATCGGCGATGCGTTCAAAGAACATCAGGTTCATTTCTGGGAGCACGGTGATCGCACGCCCAGAGACAGGTATGACTTCGGAATCCTCGCGCATTGGAAGCACACCGGCAAGCTCGCTCGCCTCTGCCACAGCTTCGTGAACGTCTCCCACGGCATCATCGACACAGAGCAACCGTCCAACTTCAACGTCGTGTTCACCTCGGAAGGCGTGCGTGACTTCTGGAAACAACCTGGCCAGATCCTTCGCCAGCCGATTGACTTGAGCTTCTGGCGTCCGCACGATGTCGTGCTACATCGTCCATACCTGACGCGCTTCAGTTATCGGAACGGACTTGACCTTGTCAGAGATGTTGCTGCGAGTCTCGGTCTGGAATACTACCATGCGCGGGATCTGGCGCCAGAAGACGTTCGAAATGTTCTATGGAGATCGCGCTGCGTGTTGGCCTCGGGAAGAGCTGCGCTGGAAGCAGCAGCCTGTGGTGTTCCTGTCGTCATCTGCGACGATCGACACCAATATCAAGGACCGCTGCTTGATATCGATTTAATCGGAGCCATGGAGCAGAATTACAGCGGTCGTGGAGGCGTGACGCCAACCAGCGAGAATGTTACTGCTGCTGTATTGAAGTCGATCTCCGAAGGCAGCTTGCGAAGCCACGCCGAAGAACATCACAACAACGTTGAAATAGCCGAACGATTGTTGGAGCTTGCGCGATGAGCGATGTTTACTTTTTGACGCCAACGGGAAACCGTCACGAGGGCATGGCGCTCCTCGCTGAATATGTTTCTGCCCAGACCTACAAAGGGCCAGCAACATGGATCATTGTCGATGACTGTGACCCTGAGACGGATGTGCCTGTTGTCGGCGACAATATCAAAGTCGAAGTCGTGCGACCGCCATGGCGCTGGAAGCAGGGAGGCAACACGCAGCAGAAGTGTATGACTGCTGGCTTGGAGCGAGTTCCGGACGAGGCGCTGCTGATCATTCTGGAGGATGACGATTGCTACCTGCCGGGATACGTCGAGACGATGTTGGAAGCGCTGGAGCGAGCGGAGCTGGTCGGTGAGCGCACCTCCCGTTACTATAACGTTGCTACGGGACGTTTCAAGCGTATCCCTGGGGCTAAGCACGCGTCACTCGCTGCAACGGCGCTACGAGGCGCTGCATTGGGAATTTTACGCAATATCTGCGCTCTCGGACGGGATAGGTTCATTGACATCGC